TACTTTTTAATTAAAAATTTTGATTGTAAGATATTTTTTATTTAATTTTTTAAAATTTTTTACACTTTTTTACATTGATATTATTGGACTTTTTAAGTTCTACAAAAATATTTTAAAAAAAAGTATTGACATACTTGTACGAGTATGATGTCATTAAAGTACCTCAAAGGAAGGAGGTGATAAAATGAAAATCAAATTTATAATTGTAATTGGTTCTTGGCAGTTCTCGATTACAATTACTAAAAAAGATAAGTAATTTATCCCCCTCTCCCAGATGGGTAAAACTAAGAGTGATAAACTCTAAGCTTCAACTACTTAGATTATATCACTTCTTAAATAAAAAATCAAATAAAATCAAGGAGTGATGAAAATGTTAAAAGAATTAATGAACCATAATTTTTTAGGAGTTAAATTTTTTAAAGATGAAGCTGGGAAAATATATGTAAGTGATGAACTTGTATACAATTCAAAACCAATTGAATTAGAAGGATATCAAATCTTATTTGAAATGTTCCATTCTAGAGAAGATGTTGAAGCTATAAAAAGACAAATAGAAATAGCTAAACATTATGATGAATGTATGGCAGGTACTTGGAAACCTGCCTCAGTTGAAAAAAAATTTAATAGAGTATAAAAGGAGTGGAAAAAATGAAAAAGATCACAAGAAAAATGATAATAAACGCTTTAAATAACAATGAAATAAAGATAATATGTACTCACTTAGATAGTGGGTACTGCTCTCAAGTAAAAACACCATTTACAGTAACTGGAGAATATAGAGAACATTTAATCAGAATGTATAATCAAAATAATAAAATGTTTAGAGTTCAAGATAACAATAAGTTTAGTTGTTTATATGATGATTACATAATTGAGGTGTAAAAAAGCCCCTTATAATTTAAGGAGGGTAAAATGGAAGAAAAGAAAAGAAAAGGGTACAAAACCCAAGAGCAACAAAACGAGGCTAACAAAAGATATAGAGCTACAGAGGAAGGAAAAGAAAAAACTAAGCACAGTACTTATAAAAGTCGTGCGAGAGTTTTTATAAATGAAATGGCAACACTTGAAGAATTAGAAGAACTTGAAAATTTAATAAAAAATAGAAAGATGAGTTTTTAGTGCTCATCTTTTTCATTCTCTTCAACTTCTTTTAATATATCCTTAATTTCTTCATTTTCATATCTTTTATTTTTAGAGAAAATTTGGATCTTGCCCTCTTTTATTTTTATTCTGTACTCTCCATCACCTAATTTTTTTATTAAAAATGGTATATGCTTAATTTTTGCTAAACTCATTCTTTCAATTCCTCCACTTCAATTATAAAGTAATTTTTCCCTGCTCCTATGTGCTTCGTTGCTTCTATCTTATCTATTTGTTTATCGTCAACATATAGGAAACCTTTGAAACAGTCAAGTACAGATTTAAAATAATTATCTAAATCTCTCGCTCTTTTATCCGCAAAGAATAGATCTAGTTTTACTTTTACTCTTTTTTCATAAGTTTTATAATTATATAATTTCATATATGATTGAACATTGTTTCTAAACTCTCTCCCTGTTTTACTAAGATATGTTACATTCCTTCCTCTTCTCCAATGAGTATTTGCACTGTCTGGCTTATATGGTATTGTATAGCATTGTTTCATTGGGATCACTTCCATAGTAACATAACTATTGATAGAGCTTCTAAAACTATAACAAAACTTAAAAAAATATTAAAATCTCTTATAATTTTATTTTTACCTTCTTGAAATTTATAAGCAGTTTCCCAATTATCGGCCATATTTTTATAAAATTCTTTATAGTCTTTTTCTTTAATTCTAGCCTTTTTTGCTTCATCCGCTTGTGTTATATAAAATGCTCTTTCAGCTTCTAATCTTTTATTTCCAGTATTTAGAATTTCTATTTCCTCTTTTAAACTGTCAATTTCTTTGATATAAGCCTTGTTGTCTTGCTTATTATATCTTAGATTCTTAACTAGATTTAATAAATAATCTTCACATTCTTTTATACTGTTTAGCTTAGAAGCATTAAAAGTAACTCCCGCTTCCTTGTTAGCTTTAGTTATAAAAGTTCTCAAATAATCCCTTGTTTCTATTTTTTTTATTACCATCTGTTCCTCCTTAAATTTAAACTATTTTTTCATATATATTTAAAACTATGTCTGTAAATATTGAATCCTCTATTTTAAAACTTCTCTTTTACTCTCCCAATTAAATTCTCTATACTTGCACTCACTTTTTAATCTATCGTAGATTTTATCTATGCCTTTAACTTTTAAATGCTCTTTTATTTGTGCAGGCTCTAAATTAGTTGTGATTAGAATAGGCTTTCCTGTTCTATATCTTTCATCAAAAAGCCTAAAAATCTTTTCTTCTCCCCACATTTTGCCATTTTCTCTATTGATGTACTCACTACCTAAATCATCTATAAATAATAGATCAACATCTTTAACTGCTTGAATTAATTTCTCTTCTTCATCAGTGCTAAATCTAATTTTATTAAAATATGCACCAAGTGAGAAACTTAAAACTGAAAAGCCTTTTTCACTCAACTTATTACATACACAATTAGCTAAAAATGTCTTTCCAGTTCCTACTCCTCCAGAAAAAATATAGCCTTTGTTAGCTGCAGAAAAATTATTTGCATAATTAAAAAGTTCTATATAGATCTCTTTTTCATCAGCATTAGTTATTTTTTTAGAATTAGAAAAAAGATCACTCTTAGAGTTTCTATCTGTGATGCTCAAGTCTTGGAATCTTTTTAGTCTCGCTTGTACTCTATAACTTCTCATACAAGCACAGTCACGAGTCATTGTATATCCTTCATGTATATAATCAATTATTTCTCCACACTTCTCGCATCTTTTTAAGACTATATCTCCATTTTCTAAGACTTCTTTTTCTTCTGCTTTCATTTTTATTAAGCTAGGATTTTCAAGCATTTTTATTATTTCTTTTATAGCAGTTAATGACATCTTACTCACCCCACTTTATTTTTTTAGTTTCCTGAGTAGATGCAGGAATTCCTATACTCTTATGTATTATCTTTTGATTTAAATATTTTTCAAACTTACTTCCAAATAAAGTTTCAGGACACAAATATTTTTCCATATCTGTATTTAGCCACTCAGAACACTTTTTATCTATAACAGTTTTAAAATCTTTTAGTGTATAGCCTTCATTTATCCTTGCTTGGATATGTCTAGTTGTATTCTTAGAATTATATTTATATTTAGTTCCAGCTTTTTGATTTAAGTATTCAACAGCCTCTTTATATATATTATTATTAAGTTCTTTATTTAAATTATTATTATTTAATTCTTTATTGTTTGAAATTTTTTCAATGCATGCATTTGAATTTTTTAAATCCTTGCATTCAAAATTTTTAAAACCTTGCTTTTTATTTTCTTCAATGCTAGGTTTAGAATTTTTTAAATCCTGTATTTTAAAAACTAATTCCTCTATTTTATTAAAATTAATTCTAAAATATCTCTTCATTGGCATCCCTTTATTTTCTTGTTCAAGAATACCTAATTTTGTCAATTCCTCAATAATTTTACTTTGCTTATGATTAGAAAGCCCTGTTTCTTCCTCCAAAGATGGAGAAGTTTTATAAAACCAACCATCTTCATTAGCAAGTCCATCACTAGCTTCTATTAAAGTTGTTAATAAGAATCCTGCCTCTATTCCTATTGCTTTAACTATTTGTTTATTTAATACAAAATAACTACTTGACATTAATAATTGTTTTAATGTTCTATTTTCCATATAAATAACCTCCTGCTATTTTGGAGAGCTTGCTGACTCTCTCTTTATTAATTCAATTAGTAGAAGCTACATATTAGCCAGCAAGCTATTAAGTAGCCCCCACTAATTCAATTAATAAATTTAGTTGGACTTTATAGGAAAAATATTAATATTTCTTTTATCCTCAACATTTCATAAGTAGGAAATTTAGTAGGAAACATTGAAGTAAAATAATGCATTAATTATTTTAGAATATATAAAATTTTTATTTGTTTTATATTGATATATATAGAAAAATTATTAGATTTTTTTAGAATTTTATTTTACATTAAAATATTTCAAAATATTTA